TCTCCATAAATATTTCATAATGTTACCTTGTAAGTAGTGTTCAAAACCTTCATCAGTCATTGCTTGAATAGCATCAATACATTCTATACCTGACTTATTATAATGAGAAGGATTATTTACCATGTCTTCTTGAGTTTCGTTTATTTTCCTTGCCATGTAATCATCATACCTTTCTTCCATCATTTTATTCTCCTTTAAATGTTTTAATTACATCAGATGAAAATAACTTCTGCAAGTTTAATAGATACATTCTACTTGCATTATGGTCACCACCTGATACACTCTTTTTATAATCTAAGTTATTAATAAGCTTACGTAAACTATTAATATCAAAGACTAAAGTACAGAACACTTCCTTGCCTATACATAAATTATGAAACCAGTAATCTGCTTCAGTAGTTTGAATACCACTAGGCTTTCCATATGACTGATACTCTATAGCAATGTTGCCTGTCTTCTGCCATATATCTCTTTCAGATTTGACTTCAATCTTTTTATCCTGCAACATATCTGCCACAAGTTTTTCTCTTACCTTGCCATACTTCAAGTCCATATCAAACTTTTTTCTGTTAGGTTTACTTGGTTCTAGGTTTTCCATATCGTTCCTTTCTTTTGTATGAACCTTTGCCTTTTTTATTTTGTACTACCTGCTTATTAAAAAGAAGTAATACTTTGGCAATAGGATTTATCTTTTTTATTTTCATGCTAAACTCACATATCCTATAAAGAATACAAAAGCAAACAACGTAAGTATCATATACTTTATGTCTTCATTTCCCCACATTATACTACACCTTGACTGCTATGTAAATACATAATGCGATTATTAATAACTTACCATAGTCAAGGTCATACTTTGTACCTTCCCCATATTTCTTATGGTAATCTACATTAAAAAAGTCTACTACTCTATGCCACATTATTTCTTTCTCCTTTCTATATCCCATCTATAAAAGATATGGTCATCTATTCTAGTTATATATGTCTTGGTCTCTGCCCAACTAGGCTTAACATAATAAGCATGGTAGTGTGTTGCACCTTCAACAAAGTCATCTAAGTGTCCATTATACACACCATTTGCTACGTGCAAAGCATCCTTCCATGCCTTATGTTCTCTTGGCTTGTCACTCTTGCCATCACAGTACCAACTAAATTGGCATCTGTTCTTGATAGGTAGTGTAGGTTTCCACTTGTATGTTAATCCTTGTTTAACTACATCACAGATGTTGTTAGGATACCTACTATCATTTACCCTATTCATTACTACTTGTGCTACTGCTACTTGACCTATGAAACTTTGGTTCTTAGCTTCATGGTATATATTAAGTGCTAGACACATTAGTGATTCCATTAGCATTTATACATTCTCCTTATTATTGTTATACATTTCATGCCACTCATCCAACTCCATACCTTTAAAGATATGAGCAATCACATCTACTGTCCAACTATTACCAATCATTTTATATCTTTGAGTCTTTGATACATGATTAGTATAGTCATCAGGCATAGTCTGTAATCTCTCACACTCTATAGGTGTAAGCTTTCTCCATGTCATGCCTTCCACAATGACAGTATCTTTCTGTACTGTAGTAAGGCAATTACTTTTATTATCTTCTCTTACTTCTACTTGAGTAGTATAAGGTAATTCTAACTGATTATCTTTTCTTATACCATTCTCATCTAGTCTTCTATTAACAATCCTACCACCTTTTGCAGAATAGGTTGCAACCTTTGGTTCTCTATTGCCACCTTGCATAGTCAGTAGGGTAGGTGCTTTGCCATTCATATGATAGACTTGTTTAGTTGCTCTATAATTGTAGTGTGCATACTCTTCTGCTTCTCCTACAGGTATCAGTCTATCAACAAGTGTCATGCCATTATTACCTGCACCTTTATACATGGTTGCAGTAGTACATAGAGACTTTTGATTCACATTCCTATGATGCCTAGCATTACGTTCATTGATAGGAACAGGTGGTTCATTATGGTCTGTCTGTAGTATATCTTTTAAGACTAAACCTTTATCCACCATGTTCATATCAATAGGAATGTTTGTCCAATATAAACGTCTACGATTCTGTGCAGAAAACAAACTAGAGTTTATCTCAATAGGTTCAACTCCCATGTATTCTGTAATAACATCTTGGTATTCCTTCTTCATCTTTACATTCTCAAGTAAGAAATACTTAGGCTTAACTTGATTCTTTATTCTTATATACTCAAAGAATAATTTACTACGAGGGTCATCAAATGCTAACTGCCCACCTGCAAATGAGAATCCTTGACAAGGTGAACCACCTATCAACAAGTCAATTCCCCAACAAGATATTTCAAACTCATCTAAGTCTGTAACATCTCCTAGTTGTCTAGTGTTAGGAAAGTTTGCTTGAGTAACCTTGATTGCATGAGGACATATTTCAGATGCATAGTAGGTACTTTCCTTACCATCAAAGGTAATACCTAATCTTCTCAATGCTTCTTGACCTACACTACAACCATCAAATAAACTTAGTGCATCCATTATCTATACTCCCATAAATTTAAAGTGTTTAAGATACTTAGCTTGTATCTTCTTAGGTAACTGTGTAATAGGTATAAAACTTTGATTATATCTTTTAGCATATTGTGATTCTTCCTCTACTACAGATACATGATAGACTACATTATATCCTTCCACAAGTTTGCCATCTTTATCTACTCTTACATAATCATCTTTATTTATTTTAGTCATATACTAAACTCCTATTGTATAATAATTATTATTCATATCCTTAACAACTAGTGTTGCATCATTATGTACTGAAGAAGTTTGTACTTCTAACTTGTGTATTACATAACCTAACTTCTCAATACGAAACTTAAACTCTTTTAAGTTTAATGCATTAGCATTTACTAAATCATCAAGCATATTCTTAATCTTTACTGTGTCTAAGATTGTCATTAATTTTTATCCTTTCTGTGATACCTAATAAAGTAATCTCTTGCAAGAGGTACATGGTGTTCTCCATATTCTTCCTCTACTTGTTTAAGTATAGTTGACATTGCCCAACCTCTAATCTTTGGATTGGCTTTGCCTTCCTTCATCTTAGTTTCAATGAATGTAATTACTTCTATCTTCTCATCTAGTTTAGGTGTTATACTCATTACTCATCTCCTTTTTTTGTGTCAATATAAACTCTCATATGTGTAGAGTCTTCCATGTTTGCACCATGATATGCCTTACCTTGTCCATACAATTCCTTCTTTAGGTGTTGTCCTTTCACTCTGATATTATATGAATCTTTGTTAAGATATTTTCTACAGTTCCTTACAAACTCTTTACCTTCCTCATCTTGAGGTACTTCACTAAAGGTATAATAGTGTCCATTAATATGTACAGAATTATGATATGCTTTTTTCCATCTAAGTTCTGACTCACTTAACTTATCTATTATCTCATCCTTCTCTTCAATAATAGATTCAAGTGTTTCAGTTCTAGTATCTTTCTCATTCTGCTTAACAAATGCTCTTATTAAATGTTGAAAGTCCATATGTGATATAGGTATATCTCTACCATCTGCTTCTGAATAGTATGTCTTATAGTTTAAGTCATACATATCACTTGCTAGTTTGCCACTAGTTGTAGTTGCTCCTAGCATTTGTACTATTCTATGTATCTTCATGTCTTATTTCCTTTCTTCTATTATTGAATTGATATAATCTCTTAACTCTAGTATCTGTTTATCACTCCACCAATCTCTAACAAGGTAGTTAGTTCTCATAGTGTTTTCTTCGTGAGGTTCTACAAAAATTAAAGAGTTATATTGTACCTCTGAATGTTCACTCTGCTCAAATTGATAGCCTTCGCCCATCTCTTCTTTAGTTTTCCAATGTAACATTATTACCACTCCTCTACTGTAAAGTTATTATATAATTTATCATGGTCAATATATCTCTTGCCCATAAAGGTAACTCTCTTTTTAAGTTCTTCAAGAGTTAAGTTCTTAGGTGATATTGATTCTCCTTCTTCATCACATGACATGATGATTGCATTACCACTCACAATAACATCATCTAGTTGAAAGAAGTAATTGTAATTCTGTAGATTAGCTTCCTCATCTGTCCATATGTCATTGCCATTTACTTGGTATGGATATAGTTCCAAGTAATTACATTTAATTAATTCTTTCTTATGCTCATAACCTTTAACATCTGTTTCAATTATGAGTTCGTTTATCGAGTCTATAAAATATGTCTTCATTATCTTTTTCCTTTGTTATTTATATTACTATATATTGATTCCTATGTATCCTAATTAATAATACAGTAGGCAATTACTATCCAAAAAATAATAGGTGCAACTAAATCATAACTCATAGTCATACACCTGCCCTCATTTCTGCTATGGATTGTAACTCAACTTCTTCATACTCTAGTCTCTGCATTTCTTTCTTAGCATTACTTAGTATGTATTGTCTGCTCCTTTCTCCATCATATTCATACTCCCATTTGATATTACCATCTTGGTCATAGATGGTATAGATATCATTATTAACATCATATTCTAAGTAGTAATTATCAGTTGCACAAATTACATTCTCAGGTAAGTTGTCAGTCTCAAAGTTGTATATGATTCCCATTAATTATTCTCCTTTACTAGTAAGTATGTTGCACCAAGTAAACATATTAAACTTGATGTATAAATTATAGTTGGTATCCAACCACTCATATGAATTAAAGTATCAATAGATATTAGTAATCCACAAGTAGAAACAATTAGTAATGTAACTGCTCCTAATCTGCTTGTTAAATAGTAGTTCATTTGTTTTCCTTTCTGTTAAACATAAACTCTAGATGCTATACCATTTTCATGGTGTAAAGATTCCATATGAATATCTCCTACAAAATCTCTAGGTATCTCATCTTTACCTAGCATAAAGTAATCATTCTCATAAGGATTGTATGTTACTCTATACCAATTAAATGTCCTATCTTTATATTTATCTCCTAATGGAGTTATATAACCTACTGCAAAGGCATGGACATTTTTCTTGCCTTCTTTTCTTACTCTTTCTTGACCTCCTTTTCTTACTACAAATTTTGCATCTTCTAAACTTATATGACTTACATGGTCAATAACTAAGCCACTCTTGCAATCTTGAACACTCCATATTTTACTATGAAGATTCCAATATACTCTCACTTTCTGCATTGTCTTTTCCTTCCATATCTTTATACCAAGTTAATGCACTACACATAATCATATTGGTATACTTTGTTGCGTATCCACTACCACTTTCTAAGTCTTCCTTAATTATTAAATGCTTATGAACATGATTTATATTATCAAAGTTATCTAATAATCTTTTACATAAGCAGTCAAAGTCTTCATCCTTAAATACTGCCTTATCGTGTTCATAATATAAGTAACTACTCATTAAGAAATAAGGTACTAATCTATTAATAGATATTTCATTAATAAATTCTCTATGTGATTTCATGTATCCTTCTCCATGCTAACCAAGTTATCGCTTGTAATTCATATGCCTTTATACCTAGCTTCTTAGATGCTCTTTGATATGCCTTCTGAATATCTAAGTATTCAAGCTTCCTAATATTTGTATTTGGTGTAGTCAATCCTTGCCTATCATTGTAATAGATATTCCTTGCATGACCATCAATAGTAATATCTGTTTCATCTCCACTTATATTTCTAAAGAATGAAACAATCTTTTTACCATTTAATATTGTAATTGTTTCTTCATAGGTAGGCATTGTTTTAAGTATATGCCATGCCTTCTGTTTCATTTTATGGTATGTACTAACTTTGATACTATCCATATCTTGACCATCAATAAATGCCTTACATAAATCTTTAGCATTTATAATGTTACGTTCCCATTTATTGTTTGGTGATAATGCACTTGTTACACCAATAACAATATGGATAGGTAAATCCAATTCTAATGCAATCTTTTTGCAATCAGTATTAGCATTTACATACCAAGTTAAGCCATGTTTTATTTCACTTGGATTAGCTAAATGATATACTAAAATAATATTCTTAGTCGAAATTGTCATTTAAAATCTCCCTTTCTTTTTGTTGTTGTTCATAGTTACTCCAAATATATTTACCTAATTTCTTTTGAGTTTCATAAGGTAATTTATCAAAGTCTTCAGATACAATACCAATTACATCTGCAATAAAACCATTCATATCATCTAATGTAGATTGTTTAATATTTACCATTATCTTTTTTCCCATAAGTTTATCCATTCAAGTAATTGTTCTGCATACCTTCTTGCATCTTCATTAGTATTTTTAGTTGTATCCAATTCAAGATAAAGTTTTATTTTTTCAACTAATTTTTTATTAGTCATCTTAGGTTTATAATTAAATGTATGTACATTAGCCATTGTTTTTCCTTTCATAAAAAAAGGAAGCATTAATTTGCTTCCCTTTATAATTTATTTTGCAAATTAAATTATATAGATAACTTAATTAACTAACTTAATTGAGCTAACATCTATATTAAGTTTATTAGCTAATGACTCAATAAAGGTTTTAGCATCACACCATTTACCACTATCTAAATCTTGATAACTATTTCTATAAGTTACAGAAACAATAGTTGTTGAGTTGTCGCTACCATTATTAAATGAAACGATATGAGTTTTAAATCCTTTAGGATTGTAAGTTTGATTTTTAAGCAATGTCTTTTCCTTTCATGTTTAAAGTTTGCTTGTTAGTATATATTGATTCCTATGTATCCATAGTTTCAAATATACTTAGCTAGGCAGGAAGGGGAAGCCTGCCTAACAAGGTATACTTGCTATTTCTTTAGTGGTAAACCTAAACCATATTTAATCCATGATAAATTATATTCTATGATTTCTTCATTGGTCATACTGTTATATTCATCATCTACAAAATTATAATCTTCAGTAGTACCTTCATCTTTATGCTCTAATCTTAATTCATGTAGATAATCTTGTTTACATTGTTCTTGATATTCATCATTCTTTTTAATTAGCATTTGTTACCTTCCCTTCATCTAGCATTGCTATTTTAGTTTCTATTGCATTAAGAAATATATCTTCATTAAATCTTGGATTTTTAGAATAGCAATAAGCTTTTACCAATTCTATTTCTTGATAAGTATAATTATTCATAGCAATGATTTTAGTTATTTCTTCAAAATCCTTTTTAGTTGGATTTGCTCTAATCTTGTATTCAAATATATTATCTCTTATCCACATTGTATTTCCTTTCATAATTTATATAGTTTATATATTGATTCCTATGTATCCATTAGATAATTTCTAATATTTTACCTTGCGTAATTATAACTTTTATTAATTGTTTAGTTAATTGTTTTTGTAAACCTATAGAATGTTTATGATGCCTTCTATTATGTCTACTTAATTCTGTAAGTAAATCATTATATAAATAATCTACTTGGCTTTCAATTATATTATCTAATTGTTTATTCTCTTGAATGTCTTTTAATTCCATAATCATTTATCCTTTTATGTTTAATGGTTTATGTTATTTAATTTATATAGTTTATATATTGATTCCTAAGTATCCAATATAGAATTACATAAGTAAATCAATAGTTTATATAAGAATATACCTAGTACTAGCTAGTAAGTAAAAGTACCAAAATATAAACTCAATAGATTAAATAGTAATCTAATTAATCATATTAACTAAATAGATGAATCCATTTAAAAAATTTATATAGTAATATATTGATTCCTATGTATCCAATAGAGAAAATGTCAATTATTTGACTAGATAGAACTAAATAGACTAACCCCTACCAAAAAAATGTACATGTTTTATATATATATATACCCTACCCCCAAATATTTTTAAAATTCCATAGGACTAACCATGCCTAACAAGCTGCGGCTCTATTAAGTCAATATAAATATTTATTGTTTTGAGAATAAAGTAATATATAATTACAATAAGGATTGGGTACTACTATTTCCCCCGGTGTCTAAATA